GCAAGTGGAGGTGCGGGGGGCGCCTGCGGCATTATGGGACATGGTTCAGAAGCCGGGGGTAGAGCGGTCACGGGAGTTGGTGATTGCGGGGCCGGGAGGTACTGGCAAGAGCCGGGGGATTGGTCACTTCCTCTGGTGGGTGATGAACACCTACCCTTGGGTGCGAATCCTTGTGGTCCGGAAGACGAGGGTGTCTTTGTCGGAAAGCTTCCTGAAGACATGGGAGCAGGATGTGATTCCGCAAGGGAGTCAGATCCTAGAGGGTCCACTGCGGGCACACCGGCAGAGCTACAAGCTGGAGGTGAACGGGGCAGAGATGGCAGTTGGTGGCTTGGACAACCCGACTCGTCTCTACTCGACTGACTGGGACATCATCTATGTCCAAGAGTGTACGGAGCTGACGGAGGACGAGTGGGAGCGACTGCGGCGGGGTCTGCGTAACTGGAAGATGCCGATCCAGATGCTGCTGGGTGACTGCAACCCCGAGAGCAGCCGTCACTGGCTGTACCGCCGGTTCTTGGACAAAAGGACCGAGAGGCTGGACTCTAAGCACCAAGACAACCCGAAGTGGTTCAGCACCAAGGAGAAGAACTGGACACCGGAGGGCATGGCATACCTCCAGAACCTGTCTAGGCTGACCGGTGTCCGTAAGCGACGACTCCTGTTCGGGGAATGGGTGTCGGCAGAGGGTGCCGTGTGGGAGGAGTGGGAAGACTCGCGCCACATCATCCAGAGACCTCCCGGCGACATTCACCAGTCTCTCGGACTGCGGTGGGTGTTTGGCAGCATGGACTGGGGATACACAGCTGCCGGTGTACTCCAGATCTGGGGAGTCGATCAGGAGAACCGGATGTACCTGATCCGAGAGGTGTACAAGGCCGGTCAGCAGTTGGAGTGGTGGGCAGACAGAGTCGTGAAGGCGTGGATGGAGTACAAGCTACAGGCCATCGTCGCTGACCCGTCGAGGCCTGACGCGATCAAGCTGGTGAACGACAAGCTGAACGATGCAGGAGCGCCGCGCTTGGTGCGAGCTGCCAACAACCGTCGCACTACCATCGGTGGTGACCTAGGTGGACTAGACATGGTGCGCCAGAAGCTGCATGTGCAGCCTGACGGTAGGCCGGGGCTGATGATGTTTGCCGATGCTCTCGACCTGAGAGACGCAGCTCTTCACGAGAAGGGATTGCCGTGCAGCACATCGGAAGAAATCCCTAGCTATGTGTACGCGAGCGTTGGCGAAGGAAAGCTAGACAAGGAACGAACAGACCCTGATTGCGCAGATCACGGATGCGATGCGATGCGCTATGCTGTAACATTCCTGTGGAGACGGGACCTAGCTCCTGAAAAAGATCCGGAACGCAAGCCCATGTTGACTTACGCTCAGGTTCTTGGACATGATGAGGTCTGGGACGAAATCGGCAGAAAGCCAAGTGTCTAATGCTCAACTGCGATCCGCAAAACCTCTACTCTGAGATTCAAGCTGCGGAGAAGTACCGCGACGAACACCTTCGTTCCTACGACCGTCGCCGTCGTCGCTTCCATGGTCCGAGCTACGCTGGTGACGAGGTCCAAGGCTACGAGCCTGAGAACCACGAGTTCGAGTACATCTCGCTGTTGCTGCCGAAGACTGTGTTTGACAACCCGCGTGTGAAAGTCAGCAGCACTCGGATGGGTCCGATTCAGGACATCGCCAGTGCAGTACAGGCTGGCATGAACCGCTGGATCCGCGATGTCAAGCTGCGCAAGACTCTGGTGCGCGTTGGGCTTGACACCTTCATGTGTTGGGGTGCGACCGTTGTGCGTATGGAACCGGACCAAGACCGAGTTCCCCCGCAGTGGTTTGCGTCCAGCCTGCCGTACCGCCCGACAGTAGAGCGCATCAGCCCCAAGCGCATCTTCTGGGACCCGCTAGCCTTGGACATTTCCGAGGCTCGGTTCATCGGCCACATCTGGGTCCGAGACAAAGACGACCTGATCAAGCTTGCTGAAGAGCATCCGGAAGACGGATGGGAGCTAGAGGCGATCAAGGCTGCTGGTGACGACAACGGAACCGACAAGCTCAGCCGCGAGACCAAGTACGGAAGCCCGACCCGCAAGGAGATTGTCTGCTACGAGATCTACCTACCGGGCCATCAGATCGAGGGCGAGCCGGGTCCTGAGCAAGGGTTTAACGGCGCAATCTACACCATTGCTGTTGGCGGGTTCTCCGACAATGGCATGCGTAAGGCGTGCTGCATCCGCAAGGCGCGCATGTATTACGGCCCTCCGGAGGGTCCGTACACCGTGTTCGGGATCTACCCCGTACCTGACGACACTGCCCCGTTGTCACCGACCGTGGCTATCCAAGCTCAGGTCGAGACCTTGAACATGCACGCCAAGGCGGTGATGAAGGCCGCTAGCCAGCGCAAGCGCGTTGCGTTTGTGTCCCGTGCAGAGCCTGACCTGCAAAAAAAGGTCAAGCGTGCAGAAGACGGCGATGTCGTGCCGGTCAACACGGAGGAGCTGAACAACAACCTGAAGGAAGTCGAGCTTGGCGGCGTAACTCCCGCCGCGATCAACGCACTTCAGATTGAGCGCGAGCGCCGTGACCGCATCTCGGGCATGTCTGACGCCATGCGTGGCAATGTCGCCGGTGCCGGTACGGCTACTGAGAACGCCATTGCTGCCGAGGCCAGCACCGCACGCATGGCCTTCATCAAGCAGCAGTTCACTGACGCTGTGACAGACATGCTGCGCAAGGTCGCTTGGTACATGTACCACGACGACCGCATTGTGTTCCCGGTTGGCGATGAGCTGCAATCGCAGAACGAAATCGCGGCCATGATGAACCAAGTTCAGGGCCAAATGGGAGCTTCTATGCCGGGCATGCCAGCCATGATGAGCATGCAGGGCATGGGTTCTTCGCCAGCCAAGAAGGACGCTGCTCCGAGCGAAGATGTGTTCGAGGAGAAGGGCGAGCCGTGGTACCAAGGCGGCGTGCCGTCTGACATGACCGGCTACTCGTTCAAGGACCTAGACCTTGATATCGAGCCGTACTCGATGGAGCGCACCAGCGAGCAGCAGCAACAACGCCGGATGATGGAGCTGGTTCAGATCGTGACCCAGATCCTGCCAGCCGCAATGCAGGCTCCGGTTGACTTGCAGGCGATGATGAACGCCATCGGCAACATGGCGAATGTGCCTGAGATTGCACGCATCATCGACTTGAAGGCCGCACGCCAACTTCAGGCAAGCATGCTGCAAGGCATCCAGATCCAGTCCAGCAACCCGCCAGCAAAACTGGCTAAGGATGTTGGTTCTGGCCCGGGCCTTGTGCAGCCGGGCGGATCTCCGCCCAAGTCGAAGGCTACGCCTCTAAAGAAAGAGGCTCGTTCTAACCCTGCCCAGCAAAGAGGAGTTCAGCCGGGCAACTCCGGATACATGGCAACCTGAATGCTGTACCTGTTTCAAGACAAAGAGACTGGGGAAGTGGTTGAGATCAACTTTCCCATTGGAAAAGCGCCCAAGATTGGCGCAGTCAAAAAAGTCAAAGGCCGCAGCCTAGTGCGAATCCCTGTAGTTCCTCAGGGTCTGGTAAGGCCGAACGCAAAGTTTGTCTCCCATAGCCTCCCCCGGCACTGGCCTCATGCAAAAGACCATGAGCCGGGCACAGGCAAGCCTCGTTTTAACAGCATTCACGAAGTCCGTGAAGCAGAGGCCAAGAGCAAAGACACCAAAGCGGACCAAGTAGTTTATGACTGAAGAGCAAAAAGAAGTATCTCCGGATCTGACAGTCAAAGCAGGCGGCGGCGAGATTGAAATCACTCCCGCAGAGCGCGAGTACTTTGACAAGGCACTTCCGCTAGAGCAAACTCAAGAGAACACCGCTCCCGTCCGGGCCGAAGACGGGAAGTTCGCCAAGAAGTCAGAGCAACAGGGCACGCCTAGCGATGCACCCAAGGGCTATGACAAGGCCGTAAAGGCCCTAAAACTTGACGGATGGACAGATGACGACATCAAGGCACTGCCTCCGGAGCGACTTGTCGCACTCGGAAAGAAAGCCAAGGAGCGTCACTCTGAAATCGGCAAGAAGCTGCAATCTCGTAGCGCCGAGTCTGAACCTGAAGTCGAAGAAGACGAGCAGGAGGAGGAGGAGGATGACAACTCTGAACCCGAAATGCAGTCTCCGGATGACGAAGAGGATGACGCTCAAGATCAGGATGACAAGGATGACGACGAAGAAGCCGAAGAGGAGCTTGGTTCAGCGGAACCAACAGGCCAACCTCTCACTCGGGAAAAACTTCGTTCCATGGTCAAGCCCCTTTCTGATGCTATTGGGCTAGGCGATGAGGTTGGCGACGAACTCGCCAAGGTATTGGAACAGGCTGTAGCACCGCTCCAGAATGAAATCTCTCGGTACCGTCAATACCAAGAGCAAGTCATCCGCGAGCGCGGCGAAGAGCTGGGGATCAAGGCGAGAGAGAAGCTGGCAGACCAGTTCCCGGGTCTGAAAGACGAAGAGAAGTTTGAACGGGTCGTTATGAAAATGACTGACCTTGCGAAGTCGGGCCGCTACGACAGCATGGAAACTTTGATGTTCGATGCTGCGAAGCTGGAGCTGTTTGACGACGCTAAGAACACGGCTACCAGATCAGCCATCTCTTCAAAGCGTAGTCAGGGTCAGCCCGTGACCTCGACTCGCAGCATTCCTGCCAAAGCCTTGGGTGTCGAAGACCGCGAAGACAAAGCTCTCGACGCTCTCCTAAACGGCAAAGGCGTGGACGCTGCGAAACGCGCTTACTACGGGCAGTAGATCAACCACACCAAAGAACAAAACAGAGAATAGACCATGGGTTCCGCACTCAGCACCTTCTCTGACTTCGTAGCATCAACTGGCCCGTCGTACCTCACGGGTGCTGACCAGCTGATCAACGAAGTTCAGAAGAACTCCTACATCATGCGCCGCTTCCTCAAGGGAGCGGACAAGACCTTCGTTCTGCAAGGCGGCTCGACGATCAAGGACGCATTGATCCTTGACTCGGCTAGCACCTTCCAGCAGTACCAGCCGAACGACACCTTCCTCTGGCAAAACCCGCAAGTCGTCACGACCCTGTCGGTTGACTGGCGCTTCTCGGTGGACCACATGTCGTGGACCGACCAAGAAGTCGAACTCAACACCGGCGGTTTGTCGAACGAGTCCTTGCGCGGCGTGTACAAGCGCCTCAAGCGCGAAAAAGAGCAGCGCATGTGGACCAGCATGATCAACGGCTGGGAAGACTTGCTCTGGCGCTTGCCGAAGGCCACCGAAATGGAATCGTCCTCGGGTCTCTACCCGTACTCGATTCCGGCCTTCATCAACGAAAAGACGAACGGTCTGTTCGATGTTACCAGCTCCGGTGATGCGTTCACGACCATCGAAGGCATCAACCCGACTTCCAAGACCCTTTGGAAGCCGCAGCGCCAGACCTACGCTGGTGGCACTGACTGGATTGACCCGCTCAAGCCCGCAGCCAACATTTTGTCGGCTTTTGACAAGATGTTCTACGCGGTCAAGTTTGAGGCCCCGCCCACGAAGCAGGAATACTTCGAGAATCCGAAGCTGAACTCGCAGTTCATCGCTTGCTCTCGCAAGTCGTTGAACGCATATCAGCAGCTCCTGCGTGCTTCGCAAGACCGCTTCACCGGCATTGCGAACTATCAGGATCCGGCGTACCTGACTCCGCAGTACGGTGGCATTGACCTTCAGTATGTAGCCTCTCTTGACACCGCTGCCTTGTACGGCTCGGCTGGCACGACCTACTACGCTGAAGACAATGCTGCGAACGCTGTGGCTGGTCCTCGTTACTACTGGATCAACGGCCAGTACTTGGCTCCGGTGTTCCACACCAGCCGCTACATGGTCAGCAAGCCGCCGATGGTTCACCCGAACCAGCCCTTCACCACGGTTGCGGTCACGGACTGCTGGTGGAACCTTGTCTGCCGCTCGCGTCAGCGTCACGGCATTGTTTACCCCGCAGCCGACTGCACCGGCTACTGATCCAACTAACTGAGAAAGAAGACTAAACATGTTTTCAACTGAACAACCCCAAATGAGCGTCATTGGCCCCAACAGCGTTGTGGCCGAGATGCTCAACATGGATATCACCTTGAAGGCGAACGCCACGATTGCCGTCGGCAATGTCGTGACGGTTACGGCCATCAGCAGCAAAAATACCAGCGCATCTTCGGCGGCGGAAGGGGCCGTGGGGTTTGTAGCCAGCGATGGCTCGAACAACGCAGCTCTTGCCGTTGCAGCAGACACGCAGGGCGATACGCGCAAGATCATGGCCGTTGCCTTGACCGCAGCTACTTCCGGTCAAGTGTTCAAGGCTCGTGTTCGCGGCGTGTGCTTGGTTAAGACTACAGCTCACACGGCGATCAACTACGGCGGTGGCTCGTTCACCGTCGGCGGTACCGCTGGAGAGGTGATCCCCTTGAACCCGACGGCTGGAAACGCTCAGTCTCAAATCGGCATCGCTCTCCCGATTGAGCTTTCGGTTAGCGCCGGTAGCACCTTGATGATGGTTGACGGCCTCTACGGCTTCACCTCGTCTGGCCTCTGATCCTAGCCAAGTTTTGTTAAACGGATCCGTCTCGCACAGCCTGCGGGGCGGATCTGTTTTTGATAACATCAGCCCATGGCTCTGACCGTCCAAAGCGCGTTAGCGCAAATCGAGCATTCGCTTGGTGGCTCGCTGTCGTCCGAGTTGGACGCTATCGGCCTGATCAACGAGGCTGGGCAATACCTTGTCACCATGCACGACTGGATGTGGCTTGACCGCCCAGCCGTGTCGCTTGACTTCAGGGCAGAGATTGGATTGTCGGGCACTGTGTCGTGGAACAACAACACGCGCCACCTGACATCTACTGGCTCGTTCACCAACTACACTTGGCTGAACGGCGACTCCATCATCATTACAGCTGGTAGCGGAACCCCATACGGCAGGTTCCCAGTGATTAACAAGGTCAATAATAACGCTATCCATATTGGCTGGACATACGATCCGGCAGGTAGCCCACCGTTTGGTGTCACAGGCTTCGCCGCCAAGGTGAAGACCGATGCCATTCGCCTGCCGTCTGACTTTGGCAACATCATCGACATCCAGCCTACGGTTGGACTTGTCAACAGCTTCAACCTGACCGACGCTAGCTTCATCAACCAGCTGCGCACCAACGAGGTATCGGTTGGCAACTTCCGCTACTGGGGCTGCGTCACTCGCGGCATGAACTACGACTCCGATGGCACACCTACATCCGGTGTTGGCGATTGGCGATTGGAGATCTACCCGACTCCGACTGTCTCGACATTCAACGCGCTGACCATGTTCTACAGAGCTGGATGGACAGCTGTGTCATCTGACACTGTGCTGATTCCAGTTCCTGACTACTGCGAGAGCCTGTTCAGGATGCTGGTCCGTGCGTTCGCTCGCGGGTACGAGGAAGACGATGTTGCTAGCCTGCATCAGCGTCTGATGGAGATCGAGAAGTCTCCTATGTTTGTCCACGCCAAGCGCCGCGACGGCGACATGCAGAACACCATGGGTCAGATGTACGGCGGGGCTGTGCATCAGCAAGTCAGGAATGTGAACGAGTACCTCAGGACTCAAGTGATCGGACCGAGCTGACATGACGACTTACACATACACCGGAAACCAGTACACAAACATCCCGTCCACTAGTCCCGGTACTACATACGGCCCGGCGGATCTTTTCGGTGGAAACACAAGCACGGCGGCGAACAACATCACAAACGACGCCAGTCGCGTGACGATCATGGCAATCGTCGTCAGGTCGTATAGCGCCAGCATGACATTCGACCTCAACAAAGTTGCTTCGGATGGAACCCCCACGGTGGTTGCTAACTTTACTCCGACCAGCACAGGCTCGATTGATTTTGGCCCCTACGGAATCGAGTTCAACTCTGGCTGGAGCATCACTCAGGGCGCGACCGCAGGAACCCTGTCTGTCGTCTGGACGAGGATCGTGTGATATGGCGTTCAGCTACACAGGATGTTCATTTACTGTCATTCCAGCCGGGGAGGGAACTGTCACGACTTGGTATCCGACAGACGATTTTGGAGGATGCAGCAAGACTTCCGGCCTGTCGATCCTTGCGGATGCCAGCAGGGTCAACATCATGGCAGTTGTGGTCATCAAGGCTGGAACCGGAACGATCACCATCGCGTCGTCATCTCCATTTCAAAACATTGCCTTGATCCCCAGCGCGACCGGAGTCACAAGCTTTGGTCCGCACGGCATTGAGGTTGGCGCGAACATGAGGTTTGGGTTGACTGTCTCGTCTACGACCCTTGCAATCGTAGTCTGGAAGAAGATCTCCTGACTTAGCCATGCCCGACATCAACGCACAGTTCCCGCTCAAAGGAATCCACGAAGGTGTCGCGTACACTGGACAACCGCCCAACACGACGCGAGAAGCCGTCAATGTGCAGGGCGCTGATCCGGTCTCTGGCCGCACTCGCGGTGGTCAACGCTGTGGACTTCAGCTCCACAACACATCCCAGCTGAACGGGTCTGACAAAGTCGCGGACATGGCCCATGTCGTGTTCGACACATCCAAGACCAGCTGGGCGCTTGAGGCTGCTGTCCTTGAGTCCGCCGAGTGGCAGAAGACCACGCCGTCTGGCACGAGCTGCAACGACATCGCTCTTGACCGCCAGAACAACTCCTACGCGACAGACGGCTCTGCCAGCATCTGCAAGTACAACAGTGCTGGTAACCTTGTATACACCCTGTCCGTGCCGGTTGCTGACGCGCTGCACGAGGTCAAGTCGATTGCTGTAGACGAGTCCGACTTCATCTTCTGCGGCGTGTCGTCTGGTGGCCCGCAGGCCACAGCCAAGCTGTTTGCTTACGAGCAGATCGAGGCATCGACCAACAACCGCATTTGGGAGATCACGCTCGGCATGTATGCCAAGCGAATCATCACCAAGAACGGACTGCTGTATGTAGGTCTAGACGACTCGCTGTCGCAGCGAAGCTATGTGCATGTCTACGACAGCATTCAGTCAGGCGTGCCGCTCCTAAAGGTGTCTTGGGAGATCCCGTACCCAGTAAACGACCTGTGCCTGTCCGGCAAGGATCAGGGCGTTGTCACGGCTCACGAGCCTAACCCGCAGCGCGGCACAAGTACCGCAAGCCCGGGCACTACCGCATCCAGCATTGACTGGAAGCCGACCGACCTGCCCGACTGGAACAAGCGCGTGTGGTGCTGGCTAGATGCCACCGATGTAGATGGCGACGGGTCGTACAACTCTGAGTACGAGAACGGCGAAGAGGTTCTCACTTGGTACGACAAGAGCGGCAACAACCGCCACCTGTACCGCAACCTAGCATCGATCAACGCGACAACCAACATTGCTGACGCTGGCCCGTCACTGTTGAAGAACGCTGTTGCTGGACGCGATGCCTTGGCGTTTAACGGCACAAACAACAGCATGGCATCTGGCCTGTCGATCACTGCCGTGTCCAATGCGACGACACAGCAGCTGAGGTCGCAGAACCTGTCCATGTGGCCCAGCGAGGCAGGTGCGCAGTTTGCTTTGTTTGCTGTGTTCCGCGCACCTCAGGAGGAGGTTGTTCGCGCCCTGTTCTCCCAGCATGATCGGCTGGATGCATCAACTGCGGAGTCATACGAAACATGCCGTGCGTTGATGCTCAACCGCAACCCGGCTAACACAGCATTATTTACCACTAGCACCAACGCCACCTACCTGTCCGCATACGGCCCGGCATCGATGCTTGGCAATGTCTGCTGGGCAGAGCAGACCGGAACTCCGTCAACGACAGCTGGTGTGGCATGGACTGCGCCGCCCACTCTTTCTCCTAACGGAACAAGGGAGACGGCTGCTCCAATCGTATCTGGATCTGTCACCAACACTGTTGGCTTCAGGCCAGCTGCCGGGTCCGCAATCAGCGACTACACGCTTGTGACGCTGATTCAAAACGGCGGCAGCATGCAGAACACCGGAGATGGTATCGGCGGCTTTGAGAGCAAGCTGTACATCAACGGATCCTTGTGCGACCGCTGGAACAGTCGATCCAACATTAGCAGCCTGTTCCCTGTGTATGTAGGTTGGTCTAAGGCTACACCAGCCGCAAACACGGAGTATCGGTTCCGTGGCCTGCTGTGCGAGATCCTAGTTCTGTCTGACTGGTATGAGGCCCCTAAGTCTCCGTTTGAGACATCGCGCCGCAGATACCCTATCCAGTCAACTCCAGAGAACAACAACGCAACTTCTTGGCTTGCTATGCCTCCACTGGGAGGTTCCTTTAGCGGCTCGTCTTACTTTGGCGAGATTACCGCATTTCAAAAGTCATGCTTTGGCTGGGAAGCTAAGGTCATCGAGGGTTACTTGGCCCACAAGTGGGGCATGGCTCACTTGATGGCTTCGGGCCAGAGGTCCGTACTTCAGGTATCAAGTCGCGGAACTTTGCCTACAGCTACTAATACAGTAACGATTGACAACACGGCGACAAACTCGACCGCCACCAAGGTCTACACATACAGAGCTGCTGCTACTGCCGCCAACGATGTTTTGATTGGCGCGTCTTGCTACGCAAGCCTTCTCAACTTGTACTACGCCATTAATGCAGGGCCAAAAGATGGCATCTCGTATGGCACGGGTACAGTGCAGGCTGCGTCCCTGATCGCGTATCCGCCAATCGGATTGCAGTCTGCTGGCGGAGCTGCTAATGCTGCCTACTACATGCAGATTGGCACAAAAAGCAATCTGCTGACAGAGGGGGCTGGATACACCGAGGGTTTTGCGGCAACCGCAACGAACCACTCTTGGCTAACTTTCGGCGCGAGCATTTACTACACAAGCCTGAACCACAACGCTACAGGCTCGGCAAACCTAGCCACAACTTGGCTTCAACACCCGTTCTACCTGTATCGACCGTTTAAGGACTCCCATCAAGTCAACGCAGTCTTTATTCAGAACGACAGGCCGTACGGCTCTATTCTTGGAGGGCCTCCGAGGTCTGACGGCAAAAGGCTTTCATCGCCGTACCAAGCATTTGCCAACACAAACGGGCTTGTGTGCAAGTGGGATTCGTCTAGCGGCAAGATGAAGTGGTTTGCTGGCAGTCGCACCGATGGTGACCACACAGTCAAGTACGGTGGCGTCGGCTATGGCGTGACAAGCAACCTAAACGGACTTCTGTGCAGCGTCGGGCCTAAGCAGATTCAGGTTCTGATGTCGCCTCCCCAGTACCAAGGAACTGGTGGCGCTGGAACTGGAACTCAATCCGAGATCCAAGGTGGCGTGGAATCGGAGAATGTCACCGTCAGAACGATTCTGGACCTAGGTGACTCCTTCGGCGTGTCCAACTCGCAGTCGTGGAAGAAGTCTGCTGAGCCTACGGAGGTCGATTACTCTTTCGAGGAGCCGAACTACAAGTACCCGCGACTAGCAAGCGATGCGTTCGGCAACTTCTATGTTCCTTGGCAGGACTCGGAAGGAAGCTCGAGCCGGTACGCTTTGTATGTCATGTCGTACAAGGACACGACAACGCTAGCCGGTGCCGACCCTGTTCTGCACAGATACCTATCGTACGACGGAGCTGTTCCATATGCGGCTAGCGGCCTATGCGTTGCATGCACGCAGACGAAGCCTGACTACACGCCATACATCAGCGATGCTAACGGTCAAGCTGAGTACGCTGTGCTTGGCATGCGCAACGAGAATGTTTTGGTGCTTACGGCTGGCGGCTCTGTACCTACTGACGGCAGCAGGATCTCTATTGCTAACCTAGGGGTGACCGTCGAGTACCGATTCAAGACCACCATTGCAGCTGCTAACGATGTTGCGATTGTGACAGGCAACCCGAATGCGACCTTGGCAAACCTAGCTAAGTGCATCAGCGGTACTGGCACATCTGGCACTGACTACTTTGCCGGATCTACCGTGCATAGCACTGTTGGAGCTAAGACCATTTACAACGCAGGCTTCACATCTTGCCTGTCGGTGGTGCTGCAGTCCAAGAGTCCAGTTGCCAAGAACGCTGTTCCGTCTAGCGTTGGCATCGTTGTCACACAGACCCTTGCTACGCTTAACTTCACTATCGGCTCATTCACCTCGTACGATGCCAACATCCGTCGCATCAAGATGGTGAATGCGACTCCGACTGCTGGCAACACGCGCCAGTTCAAGACCATCGGCGTATCTGGCGGTGCGCTGTTTGAGTTCGACGACACATCGACTGTCACGCCGGTTACGGGTGCAGCGTTCAAGTCGGATGCATCGGACTACTACCAGTCAGCCGTTTTGTTCCAGAAGGTGTACATCACCAACGGTCAAGAGGTGTTGGTATACAACCCCAAGACCGGATCTGCTGAAGAGCTGAAGAGCGTCACTTCTGGTGAGGTTCCCAAGCGTTGCAAGCTGGTTGCATCTTGGCGAGCCAGACTGGTGCTAGCTCGTTCGTCTGACAATCCTCACAACTGGTTCATGTCGGCCATTGGCGAGCCGACCAACTGGGATCTATTCCCTCGCGTGGTCAACAGCGGCCAAGCCATTGCAGGCACGATCAGCAAGGCTGGCCTAGTTCCTGATGTGGTCAACACGCTTGTCCCGTACAGCGACGACTTGTTGATCATCGGCGGCGATCACAGCATCTATCGCATGACAGGCGATCCCATGGCTGGAGGCCAGATTGACCTGATCACAGATGTCACAGGCATGGCATTTGGCCAGAGCTGGGACAAGGACCCGCAGGGCGTTCTGTATTTCGTGTCGCCCCGAGGCCAGCTCTACATGATGGCCCCCGGCAAGGCTGGCATGCGCGAGCTGAGCAACGGTCGATTCGAGCAGCGGCTTGCCAACATTGACCTGACCAACAACTACATCAGGGTTGTCTGGAACGACCTCGAGCGCCAGCTACACATCTTCGTGATGCCGTACGGTGCAGGCGGTACTCACCTAGCTCACTTCCGGTACGAGCGTGACAGCGACGCTTTCTGGCAGGACGAGTTCGGCACTACCGCTGTCACCGATGTGCAGCCTACGGCAGCTCTTGTTGTGGACGCAGATGCGCCCGGCGACAGAGCTTTGCTCATCGGCGGCGAGGACGGTCGCGTCCGCAAGTGGAGCAAGGATGTGCGCAACGACCAGCGCACTACCAGCACATCCCACCCGATTGACAGCCAAGTCGTGCTTGGCCCGTACGGCGCTCCTGACGCGGAAGTGCGCTTGACTAAGATCCAAGCTGTCATGGCTTCGGACCAGCAGAGAGCCAACATCCAGATCTACGCAAGCGACTCTCCTGACACCATGGGCAACATGGTGTGGAGCGGGACTTTGATGCCGGGCCGCAACCCGAACATCTTCGCCCGTGCGAAGGGCAGCTTCTTCTGGATCCGCATCCGCAATGCTTGGTCTGACGAGCGTTGGTCATTTGAGTCCATGCAGCTCACTGTTGCCAAGACTGGCAGAAAGCGCGTGCGTCCATGACGGAGAAGCGCGGAGGCAGAGAGAATCAGTCCAGCAGATCATTCTCATTGGGGTCTCTGGACCCTCGCGCACGCAGGCAACCGCAGAGCGCAACGACGGATCTGGACATTGAGTACCCGCTTGCCGTGCAGACAAACGGCAAGATCGGGCTGGCCCTGTCCGGCGCTCTTGCAATCGAGAACGGCAAGCTCGTCATCCGCACATCCAACGGACTGAAGATTGCCCCGGGTTCTCCTGTCAGCCTTCAGCTAGACATCGACGACGACAGCCTTGAGATCACCGGCGAGGGCCGAGTCCGCTCTCGTCCTAGGGCTAGTCAGGTCAGGATCGACTCTAACTCTGCCTTCGTTGGCAACAAGACGCTGAAGGAGGCTCTGGACAACGAGGTCGAGCTACTCCAGCGCAAGGGTCAGGCAAACGGATACGCAGACCTAGATAGCTCTGGCTTGGTTCCGATCTCACGGATTCCAACCATTCCTATTCCGACTGAGCTGCAACTGCTCGCTATCAATGACCTGACATACAACCTGAATGTCCACAGGTTCCTGAGCAGCGGCAGTGGAGCAGAGGTCAACTACCTTACAAGCACCAATAGCGACACAGGTTCACCTGTTGTTGTGAGCGCGGACGGCGCAGACACCGACATCGGTATCGACATCACGGCCAAGGGCCTTGGCCTTGTCCGAGCCAACGGTAGCCGTGTCGAGACATACAGCAACAAGAACATCGCTGGCGGGTACGCAGGGCTTGACGGATCAGCCAAGGTTGCGCCTGCTCAGCTACCCGTGTTTACTAGCGTTGCAGATGGCGCAGCTCCTGCATCCGGCGGCGGCACAACTAACTTCCTACGCGCAGACGGCACATGGGCAGCGCCCGGCGGTGGTGGCGGTAGCGGACTAGACCAGCCTGCGGTCATGGCTCGCATGGCGTTCGGAGGATTCTGATGGCAATCACACTTGACGCTACGACCAAGACACTAGACCTCACGACTAGCTCGACCGCTGACATTGACTGGGCCGTGTCGTATGTGGACATGA